CATACGCGTGAGCTTGCCCAGCAAATTCGTAATGTAGCATCGGCCCTGGGCGAGTATATGGGGATCTCCGTGTATTCTGCTACGGGTGGCACGCCCATTCGCGAAGATCTGAAGGCGATTGAGCGGGGTGTTCATTTCATTGTGGGGACACCTGGGCGTATTTATGATTTGATTACACGCCGTGCCCTTTCGCGCGACATGATTCGTGTGCTGGTATTGGATGAGGCCGATCAGATGTTGGAGGATCGTTTCAAGGAGCAGGTGATCTGTATTCTCGAGCAGGGATTTCCCCAGGATTGTCAAATCGCGCTCTTTTCTGCCACGATGCCCACAGAAGTGGCCGAGTTCGCGGAGAAGATTCTCAAGAATCCTGTGCGTATTCTTGTCCCCCCCGAGGAAGTTACTCTCGATGGTATCAAGCAGTATTTTGTGGAAGTGGAGCGTGATGACTGGAAGTACGATGTATTGTGCGACCTGTATAAACAGCTCACCATCAATCAGGCGCTTATTTACTGCAACAAGCGCCATAAGGCGGAGTGGTTGGCGGAAAAGATGCAGCAAGAGGGATTTCCGATTTCCTTTATTCACGGCGAGATGGATCCTGAGGAGCGTTCTCGTCGCATGAAGGAATTTCGCGCGGGCCAGGCGCGAATTATGATTAGTACCGACCTTCTTGCACGTGGCATTGATGTTCAGCAGGTATCCGTTGTCATCAACTATGAGCTTCCCACACAGCAGGAGAATTATATTCATCGTATTGGTCGTTCTGGTCGATATGGCCGTAAGGGGACGGCTATCAACCTGATTACAACAGAGGAGAAGCGTATGCTCGACACGATTCGTAATCATTATGCCACACAGATCGTGGCTCTCCCGGAGGATTTGGCTTCCCTGGTGTAAGGTCTAGAACTTAATAATATCACGAAAAATAACAAGTCCATTCGAATGTACCTGTTACCGCCAAGTACTTAATTTAAGTACTTGGCTCTAATGGCTAGAACTAGAAGATAAAGTCACTTATATAAGGCCACCGAGTGGCCTTATACAAGGGGATTACTTAACTTCAGTACTAGACGTTATATTCCGTCCTACTTTATTTTTACTTAGACATTCAGGCTCAGCGTATTTCCCGTAGGGGGAGCGCGACGACGTCCACGGCGTCCTCCCGCCTGTGATCCGGCCATACTTCCAATATCATCTGTCCCCACACTCTGCATATCAACCGCCACCATTGCAGGCTGTGCCTCAGGCATCATATTCTCCGATTTCTGAACCTGCTCAAAAGTGCGCAGAATATCCTCTACACCCGAAGGACCGGCCATCTCACGACGCGCTGTAGCTCTCGGGGGCTCCATTGCTGCAATGGGGCGAGGGACTTGCGCCATGGGAGGAGGGGGCGGCTGCGCGCCCGCCGCCGACGAGCCAAAGAACGCCCCTGGAGTTTGGGCCACGGCGGCGGGGGGCGGCGCCTCTGCCCCCATCGCCATGGACATGAAGTTTCCAAAGCCGGGTCCCGCCTGGCGCGCAGCCGCCGCGGCAAACTGGCGCGCCATGTCGGGGTTCTGCTTGAGAACATCGTCCATGGAAGGCATACGAGAGCGCATGAAGGTATTGCTCACGTGGCACATGAATCCGCTCCCTGCAAGAGCCATGACAAGACGCGCCTCGGGCGGCATCTTTCCACGCTCCTTATACTTGTCATAGAGCTCCTCGAAAATCTCATCGAAGTCCTCGACATTTTCATGTACCGACTCAGACCAGCCCTCCAAACGAAGATCTAGCGGATCGAACTTGTCATTCATCCACTGAAGACCCGTCACGGCTCCCACCAACATCTGGCGCTGAAACTTGATGCTCGTCTCCAGATTACGGGCATCCACAAGACGATTATATTCCTGTTTAATCTCATCTAGCGTGTTATCCATGGTATATCTGCGCGAGGGCGTGAGTCCCCTGCTCTCCAGGCGCTGGAGTTTATTGATATACTCCGTCTTTTCCTTTCGCTCATCCTCGGCAGAGAGGCGCGTAGAAGGGGCGGGGCTGAGTGTATTTAGAGGTCCTGAGGCGGTCTGGGTATTGGAAAAAAGGCCCCCCGAACCGGAAAAGACAGAGGTGGTATTTTCATCAGAAGCTTTTGAGAACTGAATGTCGATAGGGGCAGAAGGACCATTCAGAGGTCCACTGCCGAGATTGAGAGTGATCGGTTCCATAGTATCAAAGGAACTTATTTCAATCTCATTTAGGCCTCCACCACTGGGAGCGGAAAAGGGGGTATCAACGACGATATTCTTTGCCGGGTTATTCTGTGCTCCACCCATTTTATTGGAATTCATCAACATATTTAGTCCAAGGGCATCTCCTGCATCAGTGAGATCGGGCATCATAGCAATATCATTTAATAAACTATCAGGCGGTCCCATCTTCCGGGCTACATTCTCCATTTCATAAAGGGATGCGCTCATTCTTCTTTGCTATGGCTCGGTCTTTTTAGATGGAAGTTCCCGCGCTCGGAAAGGGATCGTATTCATTAGGTCGCGTTCAAACGATCAATACACATACACATTGCATCACATAAATCGGATTTCTTTTGATTTCCTGATAACACATTTTTCCAGCGCTCTTTTTCACAGATATCCTCTTTTTCCAAAAACTCCCGGATTCGCAACTCGGAACCCTTTTTCCGATCGGCATAGCCGGTGGCCCCTTTTACCTTGTTTCCAGCATGAATAAACCCTACAAAGGGTATAGCCGGAAAAAGGCGTTCACGAAGTGTGGCAAATAAAAGAATCTGAACCGATTTCATTGTGGGATTTTTATAGGCGGGCTGGTTTTCCAAGAAAATATGAGTTGCAGTTTGAAAAAGGGATTTATGCTCATCCACGAATTTCTGTATAGAATCGTGTAAGCCTGTAATATCCTCCGATTTCGCCTTTGTCGTTTTAGCAACTTGAATAGGGAGTGAAAATGTCTGTTCCATCTGGCTGAGGTATCCGGCACGAGTCTTTTTCTTAGGAGGGGGCTTCAACATTTTCTCTAGCACCTTACATGTCGGTATTTTTGTAAGAAGGGCTCCACTCAGGTCATGTAGCGCCGGCCTATCGGGCGGGCAGTGTTTTACACAGGTCATCTTGCCACCACTCTGGTATTTGGCCTTCTTACCACATTGATGGCATACATGCTTTTCTCGATTTTTAGCATCTTGCGATGATTCGCCTGCAAGCAGATCATAGTTATTCCACCCGTGAATTTGCCATGATGTTTCCGAATGTTCCATGAGACACCATGCCAAGTTCCGTATACCGATATCAAATGCCAATACCTTCTTCGGTAATGACATATGCTATTATGTATACGGGATTACTTAGGTCATTTATTACGTTAGCCACGAGGAGTATTCCGTCCCCCCTCGTACTGAGTTGTCAGAGAAATCCGGGGTTTGGGTGCCGGAGTTGGAGATATTTCTTGGAATGTTCCGAATAATTCGGGAACAACATCACGCCGTCCCATACCAATACCACCCGCCAAGCCCGTGTATTTGATGGAACAAGAATCCGGCTTACATGTGACCTCGGCAACGAGAGGCGGTTCTACAGAGGTATCAAACGGATATATCGCTCCGGTATAATTTGCCTGGCGCTGGCGGGACACCGATATGATATCTACAGCATGTTTCTGCATCCACTCTTTGGTGGCATATTGACGTCCCGTCGGAATATTTCCGGAGCAATGCGATGAGTAGTCTGTCACCAGACGTGCGTCCGCCATGGGACCCGCCCAACCAGGGAAGCGGATGTCGGGAGCGGGAAGTTGCTGGGACTTTCCAATGCGCCCAATATCTGCCGGACGGGCGTGCTGAACATCTTTAAAAAGGTTTGGGGAAGTGGGTAATCGGAATAGTTTTGCATCCATGTTTGTATGCTCTCTTTACACCACAGAAGTTCATGCGGGGCTTTCCATAGAAAGTGTATCAGTTTCGACCATGTCAAGAGGAGCACCTTCGCCAGATCGCTCCATATTTCCTGCAACGCCGTTGGCATCACTCTTTCCTGTTTCTTGGTCACTAGAACTATTCTTGTCCGCTTCTCGCAACAGCGATACTAGGGCCGGCTTCCGTATTCCCTTTGTTAGGCGAAGCATCCTCTTCTCTGCAAGAGATACCAGCTCCTCTCGGGACATCGACTCGTAGTCGGGCTTTGATACGGAAAGCACGACCTCTTCTACAGCCGGCGGCTCGGAAGGGGTGGATTCGAGGACCATATTGTAAAAGTCGGCCTGGTCCTTGGGCACTACGGCCTCCTCCGTGTTGAGAGGTGTTCCAGATACGTCCTCAATGATAATGGGAGCCGATTCTTTCACGGACTGAAAGTTTCCATGAAATGGCTGGGGTGCTGCATCCTCCATTTCCATCGTCATTTTAATATCGAGGAGTATCGTTTCCAGTAGATTGATTTTCCGCTCCACGTAAAGAAGACGGGAATAAAAATAGAATCCGAGTGATCCGACGAGCACAAAGAAAATAAACCCTAGAACAAGTAATTCTGTTACCATTCTTGTTATTATAGAGGATTAAAGAGTTGATTCGGAGCGCGCCGGCTGCGCCGGGGTTTGATCCAACTGAAAGCGCTTCCAAATATCTTTTACACTACTGATTTTACAAATACCCTCTTCCACGCTATAAGAATATTGAATATTGCCCGATGGAAGCTCCGCCGCCTTACAGCACAGGCGCTGTACTTCAGGCGGAGCATTTTCCACAA